TTCTGTTGAGTATATCGTATTATTAATAATTGTTATTTCTCCAGTGGACGTATCTGTAATTGCCTGTGAAATTGTATTATTTGAATATTGACCACCCACTTTATTATATACTTTAATACTAACAATATTTATAACACCATTTGCATCAAGAATTTGTCTTTGAAGTCTACCTAAGAAAACGTCTTGATTCATTTCATAATTATTAATATCAAAATAATTTCTAACAATTGTTATAATACTATTAGCAATTTGATTATCCGCAATATTTTCAACATATACGTCAATATCAAATGCCAAATTGAATATCTTACCGTCTTTTACTTCAACATAGTCATTTACCATTCTATATTGGCTGAGATATTCAGTAATATTCGTTTTCAATAACGTATTACTGGTATTCGATAATTTACCATCCGAACCAATATCAAGCATTGAAATCACAACCTTATTGTTGATTTTGAATGCGTTTGCACGAAATGGTGAGCCGAACTGCCCGGGCATCTTATAAATCTGTAACAAATAATCTGTTAATGTCACATCTCTCATTTGTGATGAGAAATTATATTTAATTAACTGCCTGATTTGCTCAGTACTTAATCCGTCATTACCACCAATTGCAGGAATTGGATTACTTACTTTTAAACTTCTCTCAACTGATTGTTTAAAGTCTAGACGAGAACCATTTGATGTTAATGTATAATTACCGATTTGTGTCAATACTCTTGCACCGACATTTGAATTTACACCGCCACCAGTACGATATTTAACAAATAATGTATAATTTGCTTTCAATTTTTCACCTAATGCGGTATTATTTAAGAAATTTTCAAGAAAATATTTATTACTAACGCCTTCTTTAAGAAAACCATTTTTAAATGCGTCAGCATCTGGATCACCAGAACCAAATGTTATTTTGCAATAGCCATTGGTTGTGAATTCTTTAATGAATTTTTTGGTAACATCAATCCAATGTGCCGCCTTTAATCCATTGGTATTTGTATTTGCTGATGAACTTAAATAATTTTCCACAAAAATTCTTTGTTGTGCTAGATAATCCACCTCATAATATCTATTTGCAGAATCATTAAATTCTGCTGCGGTTGGATTTGTTATATAATTCGTGCCTTCTAATAAAATTATGCTCTCCACTTCAATTACGTCTGGATCAGGTAATACAATACTAAAAAATGGTACAACATCATTAACAGTAATTACTCTTTTGAAAATATTTGAAGAACCGTTAATAACTACTTCTCTTTTAGTAACACTATAACTTACAACAACACCATTTGAATCTAAATTAGGAATAATTGAACGATTAGGATCACCTAAATTGCTAACGGGGGAATTCCAATCAATGACATTTTGTGTTTCAAATATTTTTCCACCGCCAACTACTTGCGCACCAGCAGCCAAAGTTGGATAATATGATGCATCTGGTTTATCACCAAGTACTGGAATGAATACTGTAAAATCCACCACAGTAACTGACGGTCTTTTTGCAGGAATATTGAATCCCATATTTTTTGCAATATTCAATATCGATGTTCTTTGTTGAGCATATTCAAGTTGAGTTTCTTGAAATACCCTATCGGTATTTATGCTCAAATTATTAGCGACACCTGCATTAAGGTCAATAAGCATTGCACCCACAGAACTATCCGTAAAATCACTAAGTACTTCAGGATATGTTTGCTTAATTAATGAAATTAAGTCGGTTCTTATTTCGCCAAATGTTCTTGAACCATAGCGTATTACATTTGTTGTTGTATCTGTTGTCATTATATGATATTTTTTAAAATTTTATCAATATTATTAATTTCATTAAATTTAATTCGCAATAGTTGAATGCCATTTGCACGTGCAAAATTATTTTTAATATTATCATTCGTTTTTAATTTTTCAAATGCACTTCTACCTCCAAAAAAATCAATTGATTTATAATGTTGTTCACCATCATATTCAACAAGTATGTTTTTTTCTGGTAAGTAAAAATCAAAAAATAATTTAAATTTATTTTTACATTCGTCAAATGTTTTTTCTCTAATGTATTTAACATTATTCACATCCAAATATTTTTTAATTATTAATTCACCCTTGGATTCTGAACATAATTTACAGCCTTTACCACTTAAATGATTTGTTGGTGTTTGAGTAAATTCACCATGTATTCTACAAACAATAGTTATTTTATTTTTTGCATTAACGTAGTTTGTCTTAGAGTAATCATATTTATCACCATGAATTAATTTAGATTTTTCAATAAATTCGTTTGTTGTGCTTGAAAAATATTTACTATTTTTGTCATATCCGCATTTATAACAGCCACGACCATGTAAATGGTCATCAGGTGTTTGTGTAAATACTCCATGTATATTACAAATTATATTAACATTGGTTTTCATGCCACAATATTTTACATTAGAATAATCATACTTATCACCATGAATTAATTTCGATGATATAATAAAATCTTTGGTTGTTTTACCATATCCAACACATTTATCACAGCCATGACCCGACAAATGTTTATCTGGCGTTTGTTTAAAAACTCCATGCTTATCACAAATAATATTTATTTTATTCTTACATCCAGTATATTCAACATGATGATATTTATATTTATCACCGTGTACCAATTGTGCTTTTTTTATAAATTCTTCTGTTGTTATTTTTTTTCGCATTGTATTTGTATTAAAATTGTAAATCAAGACTTCCTTGTTCACTAAATGCATCTTCTGCATATGTAAATTTAATGTTAACGTTTAATTGAGTATCAGGAATTTGTTGACCATTATCATCATAATTCCAATTAAAATTGATACTATTGATGGTGAGTGCTGGAATGTACATAGAAACAGTTCTTTTTATTTCCTGTTCAATATCATTCGCAGTGAGGGAGTCATTTGGCTCGAAAATAAATTTCAATAGATTCGTACCATAATCTGGTTCATAATATCTTTCGCCCCTTTGTGTTAGCAATAATAAAAGTAAATCAGAACTGAATGCAGTTTTGGTTACTTTTGTCATTAAAAAATAGGTATTTGTCGAAACATCATCCCTAAGTGGAAAATTAATATTATATGATACCATTATAAAAGATTTTCATATAAATACTTATAAACAAAAAAATCCCGACTATTAATCGGGATTTTACTTTGAATTGTTTTTTATTGTCCTTTGGGTCTTCGACCTCGCTTTCCACCAGCCATTGCCTTTGCTTCATCCTCTTGCTGTTTCTGCTTATCGTAGAGACTTTTGATGGATTCTTTCAATACAATTGCTTTGTCTTTATACTTGTGGTATATTCCAGAATGTATTGCCAAATCTGGCTGTTCATAAGATACTGTATCAGATTCTGAAACAGCGACACCTGCAAGACAATCTTCAATTGCGATCCACTGCAAATCAGCAGGTAATTCATTGAAAATTGATTCGTTAATAACGATTGCGAAATTAACGCCATCACTGAGTTTTTCAACCAACTCATTTGATTTGATTGCTTTACAAACATCTTTTTTTTGTTTGTTGTTGCAAAAAACCTTAAATTCAACCCAACTTCTGATGGTGGTATTGTCCCTAACCTTGTCAAATAGTTCTACTACTTCATCAGATGCTTCAATCAACTTTGCCATAAAATAATTAATTTTAATTGTTAATAAATGTATTATATTTCCTTTTAACCTCTACAAGTTTTGTTGTCAAATCATTAAATGCGGGATTACCCTCACTTAATTCAACTTTGAATTTTTCTTCAAGTTCGTTTACAAATGTCAACATATCTTGAATTGAAAGAGTTACCATATCTTCAATCTCAATTAATGTTGCCAATTGAGTGTTTATTGCGTCTTGTTTTTTGATTATTTCCATTTGCTTTTCATATTCAGCATTTATTGCTGCTGCTTCTTCTTCGGTAACTTGTTTCGCTTCGCCACCAAGTTCATTCTTCAATTCATCTAATCTTTCAGCAATTTCTCTATTACTTGATGGTATTTTTACATTATCTGCTAATTTATCAATTTCGACGATTTTTTTCGCAGCCTCTGAATTAAATTCCCCATTCTCAACTGCATTTTTCAATTTATTTAAAAAATCTGATGCCATAATTACTTTTTTAAATTATTCTTACATTCTCCATTTCAATTCCTTCGAATTTCCAAACTTCAAATGTATTGTTATGTTTTATTCTTTTTTTGAATCCAATGATTCCAAATCCCATTAATTCTCCATATTCATTCTTTGCAAAGATACTATTAAAATTCGTAAGTTCAAGAAAAATTTGAGAATTTTCTTCGATTTCATCGGTTTTAAATTTTAATGGAATGAAAAATTCCAATTGCCTATATTCAAAACCAATTTTCTTAACGTGAACATATTCTGCAAGTTGTTCGATTTTATTTGCAACTTCTTCATTTCTACTCACTTTAATTGGAAATTCAAATGTTTTTGACTTTGTTGCAATATCCAATACTTCAAAAACTTCATGAACATCATCAGTTTTCTCATCTTTTTTTTCATCGATTTTTTTCAACACATCAAATGCTTTTGAAAAACCGACTTCTATTGGAGTGTTGTCAAATATGTACAACAATTCATATGAATCATCTTTGGTTCGTCTTTCTTCGAATTCGAGTTCAATTACTTCGCCAATTGTTTTACCAGCATGCTTGTGTTTATCGTCAAAAAAACCATAATGTTCATATCTTCTGCCATACTGATCTTTCATGCCATAATTCAAACGATGTTTATCAGCAGTGACTGCAACCTTGTGTGGGGTTGCAGTCCTGATAAATTTATCTGCTTTCTTTAGAATTTCATAATAGTCCTGAACATATTTTTCATCACGCTGACCCGCATAAAACTTTTCAAGTAAATTGCTTCTATGCAGTTTTCTTGTTGTTCTTTTATCTTTTTCAGCCAGATCATCAGGATTTGCTTTCAATATTTCATAATCAGTATTGACCATTGCAATACCAACTTTAATTAGAAAACTATGAATTGATAAGTATATTCTGAGTATAAATTTTTGAAAAAATCTCTTCATTTAACTGCCATTAATCTCTTATTTATTTTTGCAGAATTAATTAAATTAAGTGCTGTTTTGCTAGATATTTTCATATCAGGAAACAATTTTTTTATTTTCCTAATTTGAAAATACATCCAAACCTGATAAAAGAACAATCGCACCCTAACTTTTGCTTTGTAAATGAAGTTAAGCAAAAAACTCCACTTACTTTTCCTTTTCTTCCCATATTTTTTATAGAACTCTTCAAACTTGAAGTATGGACTTTTAACATTTTGTTTGCCCTTACGTTCGCTTTCTCTGAGAAGTTTAATTAAAATATGTGCTTGATATTTTGTAAATGCTTTGTCAAATTCTTTCATGAAATTTCCCAATTTTTCAGGATTATCATCATCCCTAATGGTTAAATTAGATAAAATAAAAGCACGAATATCATTTGCCTTTTTATCAACCAATTCGTCATATTCTTTCATTGAAAGAACTTTTTTCTTTTTAAAAATCTTAAATATTTTCCACATAATATTAAAATTAAACTGATTCTAATGTTTTTACAACTGCTGCTTTATAAAATTCAGCACGTTTCTTAGTTACGTTGGCAAGATTATATTCTTCTTTAAAGTCTTCATATAACTGCTCACCAAGTTGTTTTCTTAAATCGGCATTTAAGATAAGCCTTTTTAGATATTTCTTCCAATATTTATGTGCATTTTTTTCTGCAGGAATCAATATACAATTTTCCATATGCCTGCCATGAACATTATATGGTGGAATATCTGAACATACAATAGGAAGTTTCCTTGTCCAACATTCAACTTGTTTTAGATTTGATTTCATTCTGTTGAACGGATTGTCTGCAAGCGGTGCGATAACAATATCGGTTTCATCCAATACTTGTGCATATAAATTTGCTTTTTGTGTCCAACGTCTTGCAAAATTACCTTCATTATCATATGTAACATTTCTCTCAAAATTCATAAGCCATTGAAGATAATCTGGATTGTTAATCATTCTATGATTATTTGTTAGGATTTGTTCATAGTAATAATATACACTTTCTTCAGAATTAATATCTCTTTGTTTTTCACTAAAAACATTATTTCTATATTTTTCCCTTAACGCATCAGGTATTTTATGAATTAAATCCACATTACCCCTTGAATTATTAATTGATTTAACTACTTCAGTCGTCCATAAACCTCTTTTCTTGAGTTCTTCACCAAATTCTTGATTGAATGTAACATCCGTAGTACTTCCTTCAGTATCCCAACCAGCAATAATTATCTTAAATTTATCTTTTAAATCAACATCACTTGAAATAACATTCATTACTGTTTCAAGTTGTCTAATATCACCCCTGTGAGAAGAACCTGCCATGTATGTGATTCTAACACGACCATCAGGATCAGGTTTCCAATTATTTTGGAATTGCTTCATCCAGACGGAGTCAATTGAGTTATAGAAAACACCAACATTATCTCTTCCCGTTACTGCACGAATCTCTTGTGCAAACAAATCAGTAGTTGTTGTAACATAATCAGCAATTTTCAAATTCTCAAGAATTGGAATGTGTAATTTTCTTTCTTTTCCAACCATATAATATGGATGATCTTGATGCAAATACCAATAGTCGTCAATATCAACCATTAAGATAGTACCAGACTTTCTTAATTCCATTGCTAAATTATACATCTGCCTTGTGTCATTTAAAAATTGACGATGATAATGTATAATATGAAATGTTTTTAAATAATCAATAATGTTTGGGTCATTGAAATCTATTTGTGGATTGATTTCAACATGAAAATCATCCGAATGATTTCTTTCTAGTTCCATCGCAGGAGTTAATGTTCTAAAATAATTTACACCCGCACCGTCGAGATTATGAAAAAGTATTCTAATTTTTCCGTCCATGTCTTACTTATAAAATATTATAAAATAATGTAATTTATTATTAAATACGTAATTTAAACGGAAATCTTGAATTTTTTAAAAATAATTGCAAAAAAAGTCAACATTTCTGTTGACTTCTGTTGTAAATTAA